AGTTGGTGAAACCACCGATAATTAAATTTTTCTCCACGGAAATTCTCCATTATATTTTTCATTCATCACTTTGTTACCATTCAAAAAGAAGTCTGCATTAACAGAACCAGCATTACCATCAACACGATAGTTGACAGTATACTTTCCTGTGCAGTCGAATTTAGGAAAATGTTGTGACAGTACATTCAACCAAACACGATCTTGACCCCAACCGCCATGCCATACTTGTGCTAATTTTATCGCAACTTCAGTTTTAATGCAATAGCAATTAGTATCTATATGATTAACACCATGATATGTTTTCCACTTACCAAGAGATTCACAGTCATCATTACATATGTATTCACCATCTTTTGTACACACCTTTCGGAGTGAATAGGACCAGTCCAGGTTCTTTTCTTCTATTGTTTTGATGCAGTTCTCAATATGATCTGGTTCAAACCAACAGTCTTGGTCCAGGTAAACCACATACTTGGTATCAATTAGATGGGTGAAAGCGGCATAGATTCTGTGACCATAGAATCCGTTTGCGCCAACATTAAGTGGTAGAAAACACCTTTCCAGGTTCTTTCTTGACAAAAAATCATCCGTAATGATTCTTGTTTTGGAATGTGCTTTTGGTCCATCCGCAATAACATAACATTTTGATTCATAAGATTGATTCATTACGCCACGAATGGCATCTTTTAACTCTGGTTCACCAGTAGTTGGCATAATCACAGTCACGCTCATAATTTAACCTCTTGTAAGTTTCAATATAATTTCTATTTGTTTTTCAATAATAGGTTTGCGGTTTGGCCAGTAGATATATTCTTTGTCGCCTGTACTATGTAGTTTCTTTAGGAGAGGCACAATTATTTTCTCAATATCTTCCAGTCTCTTTTTGTAGTCTTCAGCTGTCTGTTCTGTTTTGTTGATTGCTGAATTATATTCTTCTTCCGATACGGCCGAGAAACCGTAATCGAAATCAGATTCTTTATATTCTTTAAAAACTTTGTCGAATTCGTTTAATGGCATTATTTGTAGGAGTAATCACACATCATACGGGTAGGATAACCATCACCGCCTTGTGTATCACGTATGTTGAGTTTAAGAATGTAATAACCGGTTTCTATTTCCATGTCAATACGCTTACCATTACCGGATTTACCACCATAGTATACAGTACAAGAAGTTGGTGTTGCGGCTTCTGTCATATACTTTTTATCAATATCATAAACCTCAGTTTTACCGGTCAATTTATGAACAATAGTATAACCATGGCCAACACCTGAAATTAAGAAGTTTTTCAATTCAGTTTTCTGTTTCGGTGACATTGTTTTCCACACATCTTCATTGTAACCCTTTTTAAGTTTACCATTGTAAATATCACAAAACAATGCATCATTAATATTAAACATGTTCAAAATTTTTAAACCGTCTTTATTTTTGATGCGACCAGTTTTAATTTCTTCTGGAGAAAGAACAGTACGTACACCAGAATTAAAAAATGTAACTGTGCCGCCAGTTTTCAAACTCAGATAAATTTCTTTTTTACCATCACAGACTAATGTAATATCGGTAACAACGGGCCCCAGATTGTTATCTTGTACAGGAATCTTTGATGAAATGAGAACTTGTGGTGTAAAAACAAAAGGTCGTTTGTTGTTCAGTTCACCAACCATTTTAACTTCTAGTTTTTTAACATTATTTAATTTGTGTAGTTTGACAATATCATCAACTGCTTGTTGCAATTTAGAATCGGTAATTTTTGTACCTTGCCACCATTCCGTAATTGCTTCGGCTAGTTGACCTTCATAAGCATTACCTTTGTTCTGTACACCTCGGCCGCCAGATGATCCAGAACCAAACTTCATTGTTATTTTAGATACTTTTGCCTCTTTTTTTATTTTTGCGAGGTCTATATCGGTTTGCAAATCTCTGGTAACATTGATCTTACTAATAGAAGCAGGATCAATGTTGATTGGTGTTTGCAGTTTATTAAACTTATCTTTAAGGTATGCAAAGACATTTATAATCTCATCAATCTTTGCTTTGTCACCTTTCAGAGTTTGCTTAATTTCCGTCGCAGTTTTTGGGAAAAATGTATAAGCCATAAGTTACTTTCAAAAAAAGTATTTATCTTATGATTTGGATCTCCTTTCCAGAAGTCCAGACCTCTAAATCGGTTTTTAATTTATTTTCCTGTTGTAATGTTGCATATCGACTTGAAGCTTTGTTTTTCCACCATCTGATTAGATTCTCAAGATGATGTTTCTCATAGTTTTCACCAGGAACTAATTTGTCAGTTTTGCAGTTGACATAATCTACCATATTACTGAATCCATAATCACTGATATAGTATCTCTTCTGTTCTGTCAAATTCTTTGCTTTATTTATTGTATCATTAAAGGCTGTTAAGGCGTCTTTATCACTCTTTAATGATTGTTTAGTCATTGCAATGATTGCCATTGTTGTTTTCAGTTTTTTACTTGATGATTCTGGATCAACGATATCACCAACTATACTCTCAACAAAACTTTTCAGGTCTTCATAGGGTTTGCCGTGCATAAGTGGTACGAAATCACTATCAGTCAAACCTTTGAAACGAATGAAAGGTTTCATGCCATCATATTGAGAAACTGTCTTTGTACTACCATACAAACTGGTTGTCTCAAACAAACACATGTTCATATTGTATTTCTTGTTGACAATTTCACGAACTTCATGTGATGTGCAGATGCTTGCAAGAAGTTTACCACCAAGATAATTGTAACCGAATGGTTGTGCAGGAACGATTACGAATCCCATCATTGCAGAATCATTGAATTGTTTCGCCCATTCTGGTTGTTGGGTGAAGACCTGCGCCAACATTTCATTTCTTGGTTTCATATTGATTACTGGTGAACCAAGGCGAATAAAACCAACAATCTTCTTCGTGTTCTTTTCGATGACAGCCAGGCGAACCTGGCGTCCAACAGGAGAAATGTTGATATGTGAACTGGTGATATTCAGTAGATTTTCCCATTGATCAATTGGAATCTCACACACTTCAAAATCCATATCGGCCGGATTCATACTGAAATCTGAAAATAAATCATCTTCTAATGGAAAAAGAGGATTGCTTGGCATTTCAGAAAGAGATGCCAACTTCTGATCTCGCATATATTCATCGATTCGATTGAATTCACCAAAGTAGTCTTTGAATACTTTTGCACAATGAATTCCATCTTGTATATTTAAATTCATACTTTAAAACCCTCAAAGGCCTTTTTGGCTTTCATTTCTCTGTTACCGAAAGTGTTCAATGGTTTATCTTTACCTGAATCAATAATATCATCTTGTGCAGATTGTTCCACATCATACAGGCGCATCTTCGCTCTGTCAATACCTAGACTGAATCGTTTGTATTGTGTTGGATCAGAATAACGATTCTTCAACTGTTTGACCATGATCTGACCAAGTTCTTCCAGTTCTTCAGAAGAAATCAATGCAAACATCAAGTCTGCTGTAGCGGGCAAACCAAAAGACTCACTTGTGTCTTCCAATCCGGGGTCGGAAGAAGTATATCCACTTCTTGTTGTTTGTGTCGCAGAAACAATTGGTACTCCGAATTCAACGGCAAGACCTCGCAATTCCTCTGCGATTGCTTTAACATAGGTATATGAATTAACGTTTGATCCGGTTTTAATGCGAGAACTACAACAAATATTGAGGTAATCCACAAAAATAATATCAGGAACAAAGCTTTTCTTGAGATTAAGTTCATTCAACAATGTCCTAAAATGTGTTACTGATGCTGCTGCTGTTGGATATTCTTTGATGATTAATTTGCCAACAGTTTTTTCTCTTAACTTAACGATTCTTTTGTCATACGCATCCTTAGATAAGTTGACCAAATCATCAACAGTGACGTTCAACAAGTTCGCATCAATACGTTCTGCGATCTTTTCTTCAGCCATTTCCATGGTGATATATAGCACATTCTTGCCTTGAACCATACATGATGCAGCAACGTGACACATGAACAAACTTTTACCAACGCCAGTGCCTGCAAGAGCAATATTCAATGTCTTTGCAGGAAGGCCACCTTTGGTGATTTTGTTGAAGTATTCCAAATCGAAAGGAATCTTTTCTTCTTTGCGGTGATAAAAGTCAAAACGATCATCTGAATTTTCCAGATAATCGTGACCAACAGAATTGTCGAAACTGATTGCCAGTGCATCAGAAAGAATCTTCGGAATCTGACCTTTATCGTGTACTTTATCTTTTCCGTCTAGAATAGAAATCGAACCGAGAACTGCATTATAAATTGCTTTTTCTTGGCAAAACTTTTCCGTTTTATCAACGAGCCATTCAATTTTCGATACTTCTTTTTTAGACGCATCGATTTCTTGTAAATAAGATTCGCAGTTCTCTAGTTCTGAATCGGTCAGGTTTCTATTTTCTTTGATGGACAGAACCAATGACTCAATTGAAGGTGTCGAGTTGTACGATTCAACAAAAGAAGTAATTTCGTTGAAGATTGTTTTATCGGTTCTATCGGTGAAATACTCAGGTTTTATGAAAGGTAAAACTTTGCGTAGATACTCATCATTGTAAATTAGGTTTTTCAGTATTGTCTGTTCCAGTTTCATCAATAATATCCTCATCCATATTAGATGACATTATTTCTACCAATAAGTCACCAATATAATTTTTGAAATCTTCGTCTTTTTCCAGCTTTGCTGGTTTCTTGACTTCAGATTCTAACACATCATAAGCAAAAAGTAAATGAACTCCGTCACTTTCTTCTTTTATTTTAACCTTACCATATTTGAATACGGTATCTTTATAAGGTCCTTGTAGAAGCCTGATGTGAACTGTTGTTGCATCATTCTTAGGATATATGTAACAGAAATCAATACCCTCAATCATTTAAAACACCCTCATCGTCCTCACTCTGCATGATTTCACTTGCAGCAACACGATACTTATTTTCAACAAATTCTTGGAAAGATTTTTGTTTCAAAACAGACAACCAGAACTCTTTTGAGTGAGTGTCCTTTTCCCGATACTTCTTATCTTCTACTTCACCGGAGGAAACATCCACTTTGCTATACCACCCATTTGAGGGTTTGATGACATGTCCGGATTCCAATGCAATATCAAGTAAGCCTGACCAACGGCTAATACCACCATCAAAAGATACAGACACAGGGATTTTAGATTTTTCTTTAACATACCTACTCTTTTCTACGTTAATAATAAAGTTGTAACCAACAATTTCAGTTCCTTCTTTTTCTTGTTGGCGACCAATGATGAAAATGTTGTCGGCAGAATAGTAAGAACCTGTACCGCCACCAACGATATCTTTCGGGAACATACCAATTTCTTTGTATGTGTGATTGACAACAATCATTGGAATATCTTTGAGTGACAAGTGTGGTGTCACCATACGGAACAAACTTTTAACTTGTTTTGCGCGGGACATATCTGCAACAGATTTACCCTCAAGTGCATCTTCGACCTCTTTCTTGGACGCAAGGTTGCCAATTGAATCAATCACAATGATAAGATGTTCACCACGTTCCAATTGTGTCAACTGTTGCATCACATCAAACTTTAATTGTTCAATATCCGTAAGAGGAGTATGGAGCACCCGCTCAGTGTCGATGCCAAAGCTATCGAAATAAGACTGCGGAGTACCAAACTCAGAATCGTAGAATAGGAGTGCTGCATCGGGATATTTATCTAGATAAGACTTAGCCATCAACAGAGAAAATGCAGTCTTAAAATGTTTGGATGGACCTGCCCACATAGTAAGACCTGGTGTTAAACCACCATCTAGTTTACCAGACAAAGCAATATTGATTGCTGGAACTGCCGTTGGAATCATATCCTTTTCAGTAAAGAATTTTGATTTCGCCAGAATAGCAGAATCTTTGATGCTGCTGTTCTTTTTAATTTTATCAAGAATACTCATATAATTTCCTTTTCATTTCAACTGAAGAAGTCTTCCAAAGAATTGTTCTTCTCAACTTTCCATTTCATACAATCCAATATCACACGAATTGGTTCCAAAAATGCTTTGTCGAATTGTACATCGTAATCAATAAACCTGTCAAGTTCAAACTCTTTTGGTATTCTGGAGGGAAAAGAGATAACGGTATCTTTGAAGTGATTTGGCATTTTGAGATAGGTGAATTTAATCTTCTCACCTTCTTGAATCTTCTGATACTTCTTTTCCAATCCCATCAATTTCAGATTGTGATTATAAAGAATTGCACCCTTAACATGAATTGGTGTACCTTTCTTATATAGTGTAACGGAATCAGAATATGTACTCAGACCGTTAAGACCACGTGGGAAAGATATATCTTCTGGCGGCAATCTTTTGAACTCTTCTCGGAAGTTGGCAATGAAGTTTTGAACATCATTCTCGGTGCCAGTCATCATCAACTTGATTACTGCTTTCATCTTCTCACGAATTGCCGATGGTGTGGATGATTTAATCATTTCAAGACCCATGACTTTCATGTCAGGTTCTTTATATTGAACACCTTCGTTATTGTACACATTCAGAATGTAACGTTTCTTGGCAGTCCACACACCTTTGTTGGACAGACCTTCACGTTTCATTTGCATCTTTTGTGAATATGCCTTAACATAATTAGCAAGTTCTCCATAAGACTTGTCAATAAACGGTTGAATCTTAGTCTCACAAACTTTATCCATGAAGGATATCGCCTTGTTAATATCTTGACTTCTGTCCCCCATCGCATGTTGCACCAAAGGTCCAAGATTGAGATAGATTGAGTCAGTATCTGATGCAATGACATAATCAACACCTTCTGTTTTAAGTACACTATTCATGTACTGGTTAATTTTGTTTTCAATCCAACGAATAGAAAGCTGGCCAGCAGTAGTAACACCCAAAGCCATCCGTAGGTCGTAAAATCTAAAATACTGAGAACCCAAAGCGCCATAAGCAGAATTGAGAGAGACTTTCTTAGCGAGTTGTAGGTTGTTGTATCTCGCGATCCGTTTCTCAATGTCATACTTCTTTGAATCATCGGTTTCATTTTCATATTCCTGTTTCGCAGCCAACATCATCTTTTTGAACTTGCTGCGGTCAACATACATTTCTTCCATCATCTTAGGCAAGAAACCTTGAACGTCTGTTCGGAAGTATTGTCCGTTAGGTGTGATTGTAACACCAGATAATTTTGATGTATCAATTTGACATTTCAAAAGTTTATCAACGGAAACACCTTGCGATAGAACATCACGCATTTCTTGTGTGTAGTCTGCCGGTTCGATTAGAGTTTCTGGTGAAATGTTATACTGCATCATCAGATGAGGATACAGACTGTTCAAGTCGAAACTGGCAACCCAGTTGTGTAGACCAACCTGAGGTTCTTTGACATATGCGCCTTCGAATGCAGAATCTTTGTCCTGCACTTCGCGTGGAGGAACAATGATCTTCTGTTGCAACAGATAGGAATATGTCAGTGAATCCCACATGCGTGTCTGTGCAAACACATCTTCATAGTTACACTTGGTATCATATGCAAGAGTCAGTGCCAGTTCCAATAGTTTCAGTTTATCTTCCAGTTTTAGAATCAGTTTAACGTCTTTGATGTTATATTCAATAAACTTCTGGAAGTTCAATCGATACAGTTGATGCAGGTTTTCATATTCATCGTATGAAATTTTACCCTCACCAAGTTCAACGTTTGCAATATTGTCAAGGCGATAAGATTCTTGTGACTTACCACCTGGCGCATACCACTTGTAGAGTTCGATGTAGTCTAGGGATTCGACACCAACGAAACTGTAGGCAATCAACATTCTACCATTAATGTTTGTCTTGCGTTCAGAAATGTAATTCCAAGGAGAAAGTTTCTTTG